TAACTTCTACTTTGACCCATCTTCTATCACTAACCGTGGTGGATTGTACGAGATGGCTTACCCATTCCAACCAAACATTAAAGTTGTTGGTACAGTAGGTCTTCAGGGTTCAAATCGTGTAGTACTCGGACCTGCTAAACAAATCGTTGTAGGTACTGACTTGTTAAGCGACTATAATGAGTTCCAACTTTGGTACGATATCAACACAAACACTCTTCGTCACCGTATCTCTACTAAGCTTGGTGTAAACATCGCTTATCCAGAGTTCTGGGTTTCTAACGACCTAGCCTAAATCAATCAAGTTTGAGGGGGGTTGAAATATACCCCCTAAAAACATTCATTAATAAAACAAAAACCAAATACTATGTCTTGTGATATCACTTCAGGATTTACATTAGGATGCCGCGATAACGTCGGTTCTATCAAGCAAATCTACATTTTATCTGGTTCTGTTACTAGCGTTACTGACGCAAGTGAAGGATTGATTAACGCAATCTCTGGTTCAGGTACTTTCTATACTTTTGAGTTATTCCGTGAGACTTCAGATTACGCCGAGGCTGTAACTGTAGCTCCAGAAAACGGAACAGTTGTTTACGAACAAACCGTAAATGCTGTATTCTTCAAAATGCAGACTTCTACTCGCAACCAGATTAAAGTATTAGCTCAGAATCCAAACATCAAAATGATTGTTGAAACAAACAACGTAGGTAACAACTCACAATACGTTTACGTAGGTGAGGAGTACGGCGTACAGTTGTTAACTTCAGCAGGAGGTACTGGTACCTTGTTTGGTGACAGAAATGGCTACACTTTAACTTTCACTGGTAGAGAACCAAATCCAGCTAGCTTCATTTCAGCCTCTTCTGAGACTGCTCTTCTAGCTCGTTTATCAGGCATTACAATCGCCTAAAACTTAAAACCGAAGAAAGGGGTTGCGTACGCGTAACCCCTACTTTGGTATTATTATACTATGTTCCAGTTAAATAAATCCCAAGACGTAAACACAGTAGCATTCTACCCTAATGAAGTAATAGCTTCAGGGAGTGGAGTATTATTTGTTTACTCACAATCATATAGCAATACAGTAACTGGAAGTATTCAGGCTAGTGTGATTTCAAACCCATCAAATACAAGTTGGGTTATTGCTCAGTTTTCAGGTTCACTCTTGCCTTCCGCATCAGGACAATATACATTTGAGAGTTATGAGTTAGTACTCTCTGGTTCAGCAGTTTGGAACTTAGATATTACACAATGGCAAGCAGCAGCTACACAATGGCAAGATGCTCAAGGTACATTATTAAGTGACTTAATATCAACTGATAGAGCTATTATATCAGGAAGCGACGTTGAACCTATAACCGAGTATGTATCACCTGATGATAATGGTAGATACATTGTTTATTTAGGATAATATGGAAAAGAAGTTTCAGTTTCAAACAATCAATAAGGACGCAAGCGAACGTCAATACCCTACAGAGAAAAAAACTAAGGGATTTATTCAATACGGGGTATACAATGATTTCCCAGAATATCTTATTTACTTATACAACAACTCTGCAATCAATAATACTTGTATAAACGCTATTGTTGATGGTATAGTTGGTGAAGGATTGGTATGTGACCAGTCCTCTTTACTAGACCAAGCAAACAACGAGGGAGAATCATGGAATGATATCTTTAAGAAAACAGCCCTCGATTATAAACTATATGGTGGCTTCGCTTGGGAAGTAATATGGTCAAAAGACCGTTCAAGAATCGCTGAAATATACCATATTGATTTCTCTTGGACCCGTGCCAAAGAAAAAAATGAGCGCGGTAAAATCCCAGGATACTACATCAGCGATGAGTGGGCTGAAAAATACAGATATGGAGGATATGGTAGTGGATACAATATGAATGCCTCTACTGGAGTAGGTGTATTAGAAGACATCCCATTCTTACCTGTATTTAATGAAAAAAAGAAAAACGAAGAACCAAAACAAATCTTTGTTTACAATCCGTACAGACCAGGCCAACGTTATTACCCACTACCTGATTATGTAGGGGCACTTCGTGTTATTGATTTAGATTCAGAGGTAGATAACTACCATATCAATAACATTAAAAATGGTTTAGCACCATCTTTATCTATTACTACCTTTACAAACGCTGACCCAGACCAAAGAAATGATATTGAGCAAATGCTTCGTTTACAATATCAGGGTACAAATAATGCAGGTAATATGATTTATATGGATGTGGATTCTCCAGATAACGCACCAAGAATCGAACCTATTCCAAACAATGGTAGTGATGACTACTATATTGCTATAAATGATATGGTAATGCAAAAAATATTGACTGCTCACCGTATCACATCTCCTATGATTTTAGGTATTAAAACAGAAGGTCAACTTGGAGGTAGAACAGAAGTAACAGATGCTTACTTGTTATTAGTAAATACAGTGTTACGTCCTTACCAACAAACATTACTTTCTGAAGTAGAAAACTTCTTACATTTAATGTACCCAGCTGCTGGTGAGTTTTCAGTAGGTGTACAACAACTTAAACTATTTAGCGATAACGAAGAAGAAGTAGACGTAGTAACGTCTGTTGAATCAGAAGCAGGTGAAGACAATATGTTAGAAACCGAAATCGAACAAAGCGACGCTCAATATGTAAACGAAGGAACAGTATTAATATGACAACAACATTAATCATATCAGAAGAGAAGTTACGTCAGTTTACTGACCTTAACGTTAATCTTGATAGTGAACTCATCAAAAACGCGGTGAGAGAAGCTCAGGACATATACCTGCAAAGACTTACAGGTACTTCACTTTACGAGTATATTTTGCAACAAATCGATGCAAATACGTTAACAAATCCATATAAAAAGTTGGTTGATGATTTTATTCAACCATTCTTGATTTACGCTGCTTATTGGGAATCTTTAGATGCTATATACACTCGCCCTCGCAACAATGGTTTATTACAACCTACAGGGGGTGAAAATAGTGAGAAAGCAGACGGTACTTGGTACGACCGTAAAAGACAAGGCGCTAACAACAAGATGCAATATTATGGTGAGCGTTTAACTAACTACTTGATTCAAAACGAGAACGAGTTTCCACAACTAAACGATAATGGTCCTTTCTGGAAACAATATCCAGACTATGGTTCACAATACCGTTCACCAATCGTGTTTAATAGAACAACCCGCTCAGGACATTATGGACAGGCTGTAGCGGCTGGTTTAAGAATAGGTGATTCACGTTATCCTCAGTTCCCTTGGGGTACTAACGTGTTTTATCCTGGTCCAAGAGAATGCTGCTAAAACTATAAAATATGGGATTTAATCTAACAGGAACTGAAATAAGAAATACTTACCCAAGATTGGTAACAATCTCTGGTAGTGTTATCTCTAATGGTACAGGTTCAGACATTTCGAACCTTACTGTAACATCATCTTTTGCACTAACTGCCTCAGTGGCTTTAAACGTACCAGCTACTGCTTCTTTTGCTATTAGCGCTTCACGAGCTATTTCTGCTTCTCACGCGGGACAATCTGAAACAGTATTTACTCAGCAAACTAACGCTAACCAAAATCATTTTGTAGCATTTGTAGCTACTACTGATGATTACGAGGTGTTAGAAACAGATAATCAGTTAGTATACAATCCAAATAATAACTTGTTAACTGTAACTGCAAGTTTTGCTAACAATGCTGCAAGTGCTTCATTTGTAACTTCAGCATCGTTTGCTCAAACTGCTTCTTTCTTATTAGGAACTATTGCAACTGCTTCTTATGCTTTGAATGCAGCTGATGCTGAACTATTAGATGGTAACGATGGTACCTACTACCGTGATGCAAGCAATATTAACGCAGGTACTTTATCAGCAACTCGTTTATCAGGTGGATACACCATTAACGTTACTGGTTCATTATTAGGTACTGCCTCATTTGCTACAAACGCAGGTTCAGCAGGTTCTTCTACTAGTGCTTCTTATGCAGCTAACGCAGATTTGTTAGATAGCCAAGATGGTACTTTCTATAGAAATGCTAACAACATTAACGCTGGTACTTTAGGTTCAGGTAGATTATCAGGAACTTACACAATCGATATTGCAGGTAATGCTGCTACTGCTACATCAGCTTCATTTGCTTCAACTGTAGCTTCAGGCATTAACATTAATGCTAATAACATTACATCTTCAAATGCTTTAATCACTAACCTAGTTGCTACTTCAGCCTCTATTGGTTACTTAAAAGCTACAACAGGTTCAGTAGTTACTATTGGTAGTCAGTTTATTATTTTAAACAGTGATTCACCAGCTGCTCGTTACGCAGGTATTCAAGTATACGATTCGGGTTCAGGTTTAACAGGCTCATTTGAGTGGGATTCTGTAGATGATAACTGGATTCAAGTAGCTACAAACGGTACTACAGCAGGATTCTTAACAGGTTTATCTGGAAGTAAGGGTAATGAAGCTTACCCAGCTAATAACACAATCCTAAAAGGTACAGGTAACCATACATTACAAAACTCTATTATTACAGACGATGGTAGTACTGTAAATGTAGCAGGTACTGTATCAGCTTCAGTATTTGTAGGACCATTAAATGGTAATGCTTCTACAGCTACAACCGCTTCATTTGCTTTAAGTGCTTCTAGTGCTCCTTCACCATTCCCATTCCAAGGTGATGCTCAGTTTAGTGGTTCAATCAGATTAACAGGTTCAAATAGTACAAGTGGAAATACTATTATGGAATGGGGCCGTGCTGATTTATTTGAACGTGGTCTTTTAACTACTTTTACAAATGGAGCAGCAGTTTACAGTAACAGAGGTAACAGTATCCTATATTTGGGTGTTAACCAATCAGGTCAACAAGAACTTATTACATTAGGAGCTAGTGCAGGTGTTGGATTCTTTGGTTTAGCAGGTGGTGGTAACCCATACTCATTCTTTAATACTGCAGCCGGTGCTATCTTTAACAGACCATTAACTGTATCAAGTTCTATAACTTTAACAGGCTCATTAAGCATTAGTGGTAGTGTTACATCTAACTTTACTGCTACTGGCTCTAGCAACATTATAGCTGAAAGGTCTACTATAACTGGAGGAAGTGGTAATAGAGCTATTTTAGGTGGTGATTCAAACACTATTACAAATGGTACTAATCCTTCAATAGTTAGCTCTATTAATAGCACTATTAACAACGGAGGTTCATTTGTTACTATATTAGGTAACCGTTCAAGTACTGTAAATGGTGGTGATACTATTTGGCTTATTGGAGGTCAAGGTAACACTATTACAAACGGATACAATGGTGGTATCTTCTCAGGACGTGATAATATATTAAATACAGGTACTGCTAACGGATTTGGTGGTGGTAACTTATGGGGTGGATATCAAAACCAAATGCTTGGTAATGGATTAGGATTCAGCGAAATCTTAGGTGGTAGAGAAAATATCATCTCAGGTTCCTCAATGTCAGGTTCAGTTATTATAGGTGGTTTCAATAACCGTATTAATAACTTAACTGGTGCTATCGTAATCGGTAGTAACGTAACCGCATCTGCTGAAAATACAGTTCACTTAGGAAATACAATCGTAAGTGGTTCAGTTAGAGGTGAAGTTGATGTATTAACAATAGCATCAAATACCGCTTCACTTGATTGTAGCTTGTCTAGTTTCTTCACATTAACACTAGTTAGTGGAAGTACTACTCACGTTAATCCTACTAACATTCTACCAGGCCAAACTATTAACCTTCTAGTAAATACAACTGGCTCTGGTTTGATTAGTTTCCCATCTTCAGTAAAACAATCAACTGTTTACACACCAACAACAGGTTCAGGAACTTTAGGTAAAGATATCTTAACGTTTATTTCGTTTGATAACACTACCTTGTATATGAATAATGTTAAAAACTTAGTTTAATGTTTACAGCCTTCGCATTTGCTGGTGGTGCAGCTATATCTCCTTTTCTCTCAGCATCGGGAGGTCAAATCCTTGATTCAGGAAGTTATAGAATACACATCTTTACTTCCTCAGGAGATTTTACTGTAACAAATCCAGGTAATATCAGTGAATATCTGATTTTAGCTGGTGGAGGTGGTGGTGGTAAAGCAAACGCAGGTGGTGGTGGAGCAGGTGGCTATTTTACCACTGGTAGCGATACTACTGGTTTCTACTTTACAGCATCAACTTATACAGTTACTGTAGGTGCTGGTGGAGCTGGTGCTACTGCTCTTCCTAAAACAGGTAGTAGTGGAGGTGATTCTTCATTATTTGGAATCACTGTTTATGGTGGTGGAGGTGGAGGTGGTATTAATGCTGGCTCTGCAATCTACGATGGACAAAATGGAGGTTCAGGTGGTGGTGGTTCAAACGATGGTACTAATGTTGGTACTGGAGGTATTGCTACCTCAGGTTCAGTTGCTACTGCTTTAGGATTTGGTGGTGGTACTCCTACTCCAAATAACGACGGCCCTGGTGGCGGTGGTGGTGGAGCAGGAGGAAGTGGTGCTTCAAATGCTGTAAGTGTTGGTGGTCAAGGTGGTGCTGGTGTTCAAAACGATATAGATGGTACTAGTAAGTTCTACGCAGGTGGTGGTGGAGGTGGCTCCAACACAACAGGTGGAGCTGGAGGTAACCCTGTAGGTGGAGATGGAGGTTCAGGGTCTTCAACTGGTGGAAATGCTGTTGCAAACCGCGGT